CGACACCATCCTCGACCCTTTCATGGGTTCAGGCACAACAGGAGTCGCTTGTGTGCAGACGGGCAGGAACTTCATCGGGATTGAGATTGACGAAGGTTATTTCAAGATTGCGGAAAAGAGGATACATGAGGCACAACAACAGATGAGGCTACCGATATGAACAAACCCGTCATCATCGCGGGCTGGGGATGCAACGATTACGAGCTGGACTTCTACGAGTTCATCCATCGCGCGCGCATACCCGTGCTGCTGACATGGAAATCGATTGGACTCATGGGCGATGATCACCCGTACTACTGCGGGCGACCAGGGGCGATTGGGCAGCCGGCGGCGAACCGCATACTGCAATCCTGCGATTACCTGCTGGTGCTGGGCGCAAAGATGGATCACGACCAAACGGCGTACCAATTAGAGAATATCGCGCCGCATGCCGAGAAGGTGGTGGTGGATTGCGATGAGCGCGAACTGGCGAAGTTCGATTCATCCTGGCAGACCGTGAAGGAAGACGTTGGCGAATGGTTGCGCTCCTCGTGGATTGAGGGCGACTTCAAGCCGTGGCTGACGGCGTGCAGGGTGCTGAACCAGATGAACCAGGTATTTCACGAGAGCTATTGGGATGAACGCGCGGCGAATTACTACTGCGTGATTGACGAACTATCAAGGCTGGCGCGCAACGATGACGTGATTGCGCCTGAATGTTCTACACCGGCGCAGGCGTTATTCCAGACGTGGCGGGTGAAGTTTGGGCAGCAGTTCACTTACGCGGGCGCGCTGGGTGCAATGGGGCAGGGAATACCAGGAGCGATCGGAGCGGCGCTGGCAACAGGCAAGCGCGTGCTGTGCCCGGTGGGTGACGGCGGGTTCATGCTGAATATTCAGGAGTTGGAAGTTGTGAAGCGGCTCAACCTGCCCATCAAGTTCATCGTGACAGACAACGGCGGCTACGGCGCGATCATGAACACGCAGCGCGGGTACTTCGACGGGCGCTTCGTTGGGTGCAACAATGAGAGCGGGCTGACTCTGCCGGACATTGGCAAGGTGGCGCTGGCGTTCGGGCTTCCGGTGTGGCGCATCTACGCCAACAACGACATAAAATCCATCTTATCCCGTGTTATGGCGACTGACAGGCCGGAAGTGGTGATCGTGAAGATTCCGGATGACTTCAAATGCGCGCACAGGGTACAGGCACGCATGGTAGATGGCGTAGTAATCAGCGGGGACTTCGCGGAGGTGTAGGATGATAAAGTTCAGCGTTAGAGGTGTGGAAAAGTTGCAGGCGTTCTTCAAGAAACTACCAGCGGAAGCGCGCAAGATTGCGGCTCCAGCTGTGGCGACATATCTTATCGGTGATGACGCGCACGGGCTGAAGCACTACGTTGGTTACAGGTACGTGAGCAGAAAATCAGCTTACGGACAGACATTCAGTAGCGACAAACAGCGGCGCTACGTGATGGCAAAGATACGAGAAGGTGAGATCACGCCAGGTTCTCCACGACGTACCAACGCGCTGAAGCGTGGTTGGGCTTATAAACTGCAAGGAGGCGGATACGGGGCGAGCATTTATAACCCTGTACCTTATGCAGGTTATGTAATGGGGGATGCAACACAGGCGCGGCAACCAGCGAAGGTAGGCTGGCGCACGATGATGGCTGTGGTGAACACGAATATCAAGGGCGCGATCAAGGCGGCGGAGCGCAAGATTCAGGAATGGATCAATGGAAATTCGTAATAACGAATCACGCAACAAAAGGCCATTTTTGTGACCATTAGATAGTGAGGACTATATATGCCCAAAACTAAACAACCGGAACTCGAGTACATCATCGTATCAGAGTCAAGTAAGTTGTTGTTGCAGGAGCGCGTGAATTATTACATTGGCGTGGGATATGTTCCAACTGGCGGCGTTGCCGTGCAGGTGGGGCATAACGTGTACGGAGAGATTACCTTCGACTTTCATCAAGCGATGGTACGAAAAACTGAATAACGCGCGGACGTTGCGCCGGGCGTAAGACCGCGATGCGTTGTCATCGGTCAGCTGCTTCTCGGAAACGGGACAGGCGGCATTTTTGCGTTTAACGAGGTGACTATGGAGGAAACATTAATTGCATTTGGGAGCGAGCTGAAGGCTCTCGGTGAAGGCAAGGTCGGCGGGTATTTGGTGCGCTTCTCAACAGCAGAAGACCCTGACCTGACCGGCGACTTTTTCACCAAAGACACCGACCTCCATTACCCGCCTGAAATGCCCGTGCTGTATAACCACGGGCTTGATAAGACGATCAAGAAGCGGGTGATTGGCAAGGCATCGGTCAGTATTGACGACGTGGGGGCGTGGGCTGAGGCTCAGCTCAACCTGCGTGACGAGTACGAAAAAGAGATTTACAAACTGGTGGAGGCGGGCAAACTGGGTTATTCATCCGGCGCGCTCTCTCACCTGGTAGAGCGTGAACCGGCTGGTAAAGCCGCGTTCATCAAGAGTTGGTTCGTGGGCGAGGTATCGCTCACGCCGACACCAGCGGAGCCGAGAAACTCGGTTGTATCGCTGAAATCATTAATTCCCGACGAGGCGGCGTTGCCGATAGACGAGAAAGAAACATCAATCCATCAAGGAGAAAACAAAATGGAAGAAACTATTGACATCAAGGCATTGGTCGCCGCCGAAATCAAGGCGATGAAGGATGCCGAAGCCGCTGAAGCGGCTCGCAAGCAAGAGATCGAAGACGCTAAAGCCGAAGGCGCTCGCAAGGCTGTTGAGGAACTGAAAGCAAAGAAAATGCTCAGAGCCTCCGAGTACCACACTACCGAAAAGGGTAGTGACTCAGACGATGGCGTTGGCGCGTTCAAGGCGTGGATGCAGACCGGACAGATCAACCACGAGCTGATCGTTCCTGATTCATCCTACCTGGGCATCAAGACAACCGGAATCACCAACCTCACCACCGGCGATCAGGGCGGATACCTTGTACCTGACCCGCTGTTGAACCGCATCATTGCCAAGCGCGATCTGGCATCATGGGTGCGGCAGGCACCGTGCAGTTACTTCAGCACCGATGCAGATCATCTGCTCATCCCGGTTGAGGGAACGCGGCACACTGACTTTGTGGTAACGAGTGAAGAAGCCGCCTATAACAATGACACAACCAGAACGGTTGACCAGAAAGACCTGGTGCTGAAGAAGTACACCAAAGAGTTGCGTGTTTCTGAAGAATTTCTTGGCGTGCGCAATTCTAACTGGGAAAACTGGATCGCTGGTGCCTTAGCACGTGCCGAGGCTGGGACAGAGAATGCCGTCGCGACCGCCGCCCTCGTTGACAGCTCCGGCGCTACTGCCGCCACCGCAGCTAGTTCATCGACCACGCTGACCGCCGCCGAACTGGCTCGGCTGGTCGGGTCGTTGACCAACGGGTACAACGTGCTGGGCGAGTGCGGGTTCCTGATGAAGAACGCGACCAAGTGGTACCTGAAGGGGTTGACCGGTTCAAACTTCAACTTCATCGCTACCCCTGCGGGCGCTGACTTCTTTGGTTATCCGGCTTATGTCAGCGATGACATGGCCGCCATGACCAGCGGATCGTACTCAACGCTGTTTGGCAACTTTAACTACTTCGCGGTGGTTGAGAAACCGGGCATGCTGGTGCAGCGCAATCCTTACCTGTATATGGCAAACGGACTTGTCGGCATCTTCGCCAACATTTTCCGGGCATACGACGTTCTCCAGAGCGAGGCCTTCTACAAGATGGCTCAGGGTACCGCCTAATCGACACAATGATGAACGGGGGTAGCAATACCCCCTTCACAAAAAAGGAGAACAAAAATGGCTCATAACAAAAAATTTGCAGATTACATGGTGGTGCAAAACGTTTGCCCGCCTCAAGCGACCACCTCTACCAAACTGGATGTAACCAGCGTCAACGCCTATGGATGGGATCGCGCAACATTCATCTTTGCGCTTGGTACGCCTTCAGGTGATACCGCTAACGTCTCGACAGGCTGGGGCGTTTGGCAAGCGGCCACTTCGGGCGCAACCTACGCTCGCATCACGGGCGCATCCGGCGCGCAGATCACCGCCGGGCAGGGGTCAAACCAGAATTTCGTGGTTGACGTGAACGTTGACCAGAGTTACCCCTGGCTGCGCTTCAGCGGGTTCATGGTTTCGACCGCGTGGCCGAACTCGGTGGTGTGCGTGCTGCGTTCACCGAATGACGCAAAACCGACATCCCTATCCGCAAGCATCATCTGCCCGGATTAGCGGATGGAAAAAGTTACTTTATGGGTTCCTTGCGGCTCCCGAAGACCAGAAAGCTGGTCACAGGTGGAAGCCTATATGCACACCGAAGAACCTGACAACGTTGATACTTTGTATTTTCGTAGAAGTACACCGGGAAACATAGAGGTTATCTGGAACGGGGTCATCAAGGAGTTCTTGGACAGCGACTCAACTTATCTATGGAGCGTGCACGATGACGTTGTGTACGCTCCTGAAACACTTGTCCGGCTGATGTCATGGAATAAGCCGTTGATCAGCGCGCTTGTGTTTCACAGGCAAAACCCACAACTGCCTCATATCTGGGCGTTGAACGATGACAAAACCGCGTACATCCAAAAGATCGAGGAAACGTACCAGTTTTACCTGCGCAATTACGACCAGATAAAGTTTGGGCCGTTCGTAATGGAGAAACCGCCCGAAGACTCGTTAACGGAAATCGGCTTCACCTCTACCTCTTGCACGTTGATACATAGGAGCGTGCTTGAGGCATTGCGCGAACCGATGGAAGAAAAGTGGTTCAGACTCGATGACGAGGTGGCTGGCGGGGGAGAAGACCGCAACTTCTTTGAGCACGCGAGAGAAGCAGGCTTCCCTTCGTACGTTGACCGTTCTTGCGTGGCCGGGCACCTGAACGGTGACCTGGCAAGCGGCGTGCCCGATTTCATGGTGTGGCACCAATCCGCGATATTCAGGGGAACTGGAGAGGAATCGAGTGGCTGAAATCCTGCTTTGGATACCGTGCGGGTCGAATAGACCAGAGAGCTGGCTGCAAGTATCAGGATACATGCACACGAAAGTACCAGAAGGATACAGCCTGAACTTCAAGCTGACACCGCCGGGTGACACGATGCGAACGTGGAACGACCTGACTCGTGGGTTCCTGGAAAGTGGTGCTGAGTGGCTTTGGAGCGTGCACGATGACGTTGTGTATCACCCGCTGACACTTGAGCGCTTGCTCTCCTGGAATGAACCAACCATCGGCGCGCTGATATTCACCAAACAGAACCCGGCGCTCCCTCACATCTGGAAGATTCATAACGAGCGACACGCGCAAATGGCAGATGAGACACGGGATTGGTTCATGGAGAGGAAAGACAACATCCTGCCTGGACCGCAAGTGATCCATCCAAGACCAGAAGACGCGCTTACGCCCGTCAGTTTCACCTCCACGAGCTGCTGCCTGATACACAGGAAAGTGCTTGAGGACACGGCGAAATACGGCGATTGGTGGGAGCAGGACACGCTTTACGAGGCAGGTGGAGAAGACAGGCGCTTCTTCAAGCGGGTGAGGCAGGAAGGATACACGCCCTACGTTGACCGCTCCTGTATTGTTGGGCATCTGGGAGCGCATCCAACAGGGGTGATGGATTTCATCCTGTGGCAGAACCACCCGCTGTTCACGCAGACCTGTGAGGACATGATATGACAGCATACGCAAGCATAACGGATTTCAAGAACTACGCCCGCATCGAGAGCACCGATACGACGGACGACGCGGTTATCGGTGACATCCTGGAAGGGGCCAGCAGGTTCATCGACACGGAAACACGGCGCACCTTTTTCGCCCGCATTGAAACTCGCAAGTACGACGTGCCGGATGGCAACACGCTTTACATCGAAGATGATGACCTGCTGGCTATTACCACGTTGACGAACGGCGATGATACCACGCTGGCAAGCACGGAATACATCCTGCTGCCCGCCAACGCCAACCCGAAATACGCCGTGAAGATCAAAGACTCAAGCGCGTACTCGTGGGAAGCAGAATCAGACGGCGACAACGAACAGGTGATCGAAATATTGGGCTCGTGGGGGTACTCATACTCACCACCAGCTGATATTGTCGAGGCTTGTTTGCAGATCGCCACGGCGTTCTATCACCGCAGGTTCGGCGAGAACATGGCGGCTGAATCAACACTGACTGCTGGCGGGGTGATGATCACTCCGCGTGATGTGCCGGCGAGCGTGCGCACCATCCTGATGAACTACGCGAGGCTGGCATGAGCCTATCAACGGCGACAATCGCGGCAGGCATCGCGGCGCTCACGGTATCAGGCGTGACTATCAAGGACGTGGATGAGATACCGGAAACGGTAAACTCCCGCGACTGCCCAATCCTGTTCCCATCTCCGGATGGGTTCGTGCTGGGCGGAAACGGCGAACCGGAAACGGGGTCAACCACCTTTGGCGCACCAACGACCAGGCTGTGGACGTTCAACAGGACTTACCGCTACGTGTATTTGCACGAACAGGCGGGAGCGACAAGGGGCTTGAAGGATGTTATCGGCGCGATGGCAACGAAAGTTGACATGATCATCGAGGCTGTGGCTGAGATGGATTTGACCGATGTGGATGTGATGCGCGTGAACGTAAGTGACCTGGGGGTGCTTGAAGCGCCGGATGGCAAGGCTTTCTTCGGGTGCATGTTTGAAATAACGCTCCGGGAAAGGATGAATAATACATGAGCAAAGTAAGCGCGAAAAACGCGATCATACTAATCAACGGATACAACCTATCCACCTACGCTACCGCATTTGAGGCGAACACCGACACGGGGGTGATTGATGTGACGGGCTTCTCTGACGCGAGCAAGAACTTCATACCAGGACTGCCAACTGCAAAGATACAGGCGGACATGCTGTGGTCATCGACGGCTTCTACGGTGCACACGGCTTTGCATGACTTCGGCAGTCACCATGTAACGATACTGCCTGAAGGATACACGGCTGGTAATCCGAGCATCTCCATGCCCTACACGCAGGCAAACTACACGCCAAAGGGAACGCCGGATTCGGCGCTATCTGTGGGCTCGATACAATTCGAGAGCTACGGGGATAACGAGGGCGTAGAGTTTGGCAAGGTGCTGACACACGGGACTATTACCAACACCACCACCACAACGGCTTACCAGTTCAACGCGGCGCAGGTAACGGCACGATGTTCAGCCACGCTGCACATCTGGAGCTCGTGCGCTGCGGATACCTACGTGGTAAAAATACAGGACTGCGCGACTTCCGACGGGTCGTATAACGACCTCATCACCTTCACGGCTGACGGGAGCGCGGTGCTATCCGAGAGACAAGCGGTTGCATCCGGAACAATTGACAAGTTTTTGAAAGTTGTGGCGACAAGGACGGGAAGCGCGGGGGATTCCTTCGGCTTCACCGTTCACTACGCACAATACTAAAGGAGACACAAATGGCTAAAATTTCAGCAAAAGGCGCAGTCATCACCATTGATGATTCAGCAGGTAGCCCGCAGGATTTATCAACAGATTGCGTGAGTTTCGAGATCCAGCAGGACGCGGGCGTGATCGACGTAACCGGATTCGGGGACGGCAGTAAGAACTTCATCCCTGGCTTACCGGTGACAGGCATCACCTTTGAGTTCCTTTACGACACACACACCACCTCTGGCGCTTACACGGTGCTGAAGGGCATCCTCAACAGCGCAACCAGCAAGACCGTGAGCGTGAAACCGGAAACCGCTGGAGAGACGCTATCGGGCGAGTTCTGCCTGGACAACTTCGCAGTGAAGGGCACGCCTGATGGGGCGCTGAGCATCGGAACAGTGCACTTCAGCGTAATGGGCGGAACCGCACCGGAGTGGGCTTGATATGGATAAAGTGAAACTGGTAGTCACGCAGGAGAAGTTTGACCGTAATTTCTCCATTGACGATTGGTTCAACTTCGACAAGCTATCGCAGAAGGAAGTTTACGAAAAGCTGTTGCTGTTCGTGACCGATGAAGAAGGCAACGAGTTATCGGTGGAGGACGCGCGGGCGGTGTTCAAGACCATCCCGAAAGGGGAGTGGATCGAGGTCGTGACAGAGTTCGCCAGGGCGGTGAACCAGGCATTTGTAAACCCTACGAACGGGAGCAGTTAAGGTTTGCGATTGTGAGCAAGACCGCATCTGCTCCCGCGTGGGTTGGCGTACTTGACGCGGCGGAGAGTTGGGGCGTGCCGCCGTGGGAGATCGTGGCAGGGTCAAAGATGCTGTGGCTTCACAGGTACTACACGCTGAGGAAATTGAGGGCGAACCCTGATGGCTAATACAGTTGAAATTGATGTTATCGCAAACGATAAAACTAAAGGAGCGCTCAGTAAAATCAGTAAAGAGTTTTCTGATCTTACTGGTATGTCGCTTGGTACAGCTACCGCTATTGGTGTAGTAAGTGCGGCTGTATCAGGGTTTATCAAATATACAAAACAAGCCGTAGAAGACACTATCAAATACAACAGCGAGATGGACAGCCTTTCTCGAACTCTTGGATTACAAATCGAAGAAACAAGTAGATTGGTAGAAATTTCATCATTAGCATTAATAACCCAAAAGGATTTTACCAGCGCGCTTGAGGCAGGGAAAAAGAACGGTATTGATATTACCATTGAGGGACTAAAGACACTATCGGATGAATACCTTGCGCTAGAAGGATCTGTTGAGAGAAATACATTTCTTGTTGAAAACTTTGGAAAAGCGGCTGGCCCTGAAATGGGAAAACTCCTTGAGTTAGGATCAGCAGGGATTGACGAACTCAATGGGAAGTTATGGGAAAACCTTATTGCAACAGAATCAACAAAAGCGCAAGCGGTTGAGTTTCAGAAGTCAATGGTCGAGCTGGATAATATATCCAGGGCGCTTGGAGTCACATTAGGAAGCGCGGTAATTCCAGCACTCAATGATTTTTTAACAATGATATTGCAGGTTACAACTGGTCAAAAGGCGCTGAATACAGCGGTTGCGGAATGGCTAAATAAATTATTTGAGGGAACCCAGTTATCTGGAGAAGCAGTCAAAACACAAGAAGAAGTTTATCAATCTACTACGAAGTCTGCACAGAGTTTTGGTCTGCTTGGAGGGTCAGCTTCCACGGCTACAAGAATTATGTCTGATGGAATAGGTGTCGCGAATAGTCTTGGACAGGCGATAGCTAGGTTACAGAACAAAACAATAACAATTACCGTAAGAGGCGAAATAGATAAATCAGCTTACGCCGCAATGGCATTCTCAGGACAAGGACCGCATAATCCGTATATAGGACTTCCAGCAAACTCACGCGCCGTTGGCGGCGCAGTAGCGCCGAATGTGCCTTACCTTGTGGGCGAGAACGGGCCGGAAATCTTTAAGCCGAACGCGGCAGGCACTATCATCCCGAATGGGCAGGTAGGCGGATATTCAGGCGGCGGCGAGGTGGACTATGACCGCATGGCGCGCGCGTTCATCGAAGCCCTAGAAAGGTCAAGTTTAGTCCGATGACATCAACAGCATATTACCCGACCATCAAGTGGTACTACTACAACGCAACCGGCGCGGCGTGGGTGGATATATCCGGCTACGTACTGACCAAGCAGGGCGTGAGCGGGCATTGGGGGATGCGCTCAAACAAATACACCGACAGGCTTGCGGCGACCGGCGAGATGCGGATGCTGCTGGATAACACCGACGGCGTGTTCGACCCAGATGACGCTTCTGCGCTGACCGGCTGGGCGATCAACACGAAGGTCAAGATGGTGGTGACCTTTGACGGCGTGGATTATGTCAGATTCATGGGCACGGTAGAGAGCCTGAAATTCAGCGACCCGTCAACGTACGAGCACACCTGCAACGCGCGCGTGGTTGACTTCATGGGCTACCTCTACAAATACCCACTCACAGAAAGAAGCATCGAGACGTATAAGAGGGGTGGCTATCTCTCAGGCGTCGTCGTGGGCGACACGGGGCAGACCCCGCAGGCGACCAATTACGCGGTGGGCGATTACGAGTTCCCGGCGGCGTTCGATTCGGTGACAACCACCACGAAGGCGGCTACGGAACTGAACAAGATTGTGCTATCCGAGAACGGCTATTTCTACAATCGGCATGACAAGGTGAACGGGGAAACGCTGGTATTCGAGGCTGAATCAACGCGCAACGGACTCCGCACGGTGAGCAAGTTGCCCGTGCTGGCAGCGGATTGCGGGGACATTCTGAAGGCAGGCAGCGCAACGGATCACGTGCTACTGGCAGGGAGCGCAACTGACAAACTTGTGCTGAACGAGACGCAGGACGCGCACATCAACGGAACCGCGCAACGGTACGAAAGAACGCACGGGGAGAATATCCTCAACAAAGTGACCGTCACCGCTTACCCGAAACGCGTTGATACAGAAGAACAGACCATCTACTCATTGGGTACACCGCTGATGCTGGCGCCAGGTGAAACGAAGACCATCAACGTGAAATACCAGAACGTGACAACGAAAGAAAGTTGCAACGCCATCACGGAGTTGTGCAGTCAACCCGTGGCAACGACAGACTACCTGATGAACCGGAACAAAGCGGGAACGAGCACGAACCTCACGACTTCATTGACCGTGAGCGTGGTATTCAAGACCGCAACGGCTGACGTGACGCTGACGAGTTCAAGCGCATACGTGGGCTATGTGACGCGCCTATACCTCAAGGGATACGGCGTTTATCAGGATTCAAGCATCAAGGCAATGGCAGAGGACAGCACCAGCAAGACGGCTTACGGCGCGCAGGAGTTGAACATAGAGCAACAGTACCAGCGGGACGCGGCGGCGGGAAATATTTTGGCAAATAGAATTATTTTTGTCGATAAAGACCCGCGTACAAAACTTGAGAAAGTAACGCTGATAGCGAACAAGTCTGATGTGAACATGTTCGCGTTCCTCTCCATTGACATAGGCGATATGGTGAAGGTGACGGAAAGCACGCTGAACCTGGCGGATTACTACTACGTGAACGGGATCGATTTCAACGTAGCGGAGGGGAACGTTATAACTTATTCGTGGGTGCTGGGCGAAACATTACCAAGTGTTGCGAATGGTAAATTGACACCGATAGCGCTTGAATTTAATTACGATTATGGAGCAGTAGATTTTGGGAATATTGTCAGACTGACAGACCCAAGTGCTATCACAATGATATTTGATATTAATGTTTATAAATATCACTTCCTAAGTAATATATTTGGTAAGCATACGGTCGATTTGGGGGATGGCGAAGGCACGAATTACGACTGGATAGGTTGGACCGTCAATGACTCTGACTTTCAATCATTTCATACCGGCAACACAAAATCAAAAATTGACTTTCCATCAGGTGTCGGAAGTTCACAGCGGGTAGCTATATCTGTTCCCGATGCTCACAATATTAATAAAACACCCTCCGTGTTTGTAGATGGAGTAAAACAGAGCGAGGAATTTACAATGGAAGCAGGCGCAACGATAGAGGGTAATACAAATGCGTATTACGGTGACAACGGTTTGGCATTTACAATCGGTGGGAAAAAAAGTTTTTCATTAGTAGCACCGCCGACTTACGGATGGTCTTTTGAGGGAAAGATAAGCCGCCTTTTGTTATACAACGTTGATTTAACGGATGAGGAAATAGTTAATGACTATAGCGGTGTTATCTGTGACAGGGGGTTAGTATTCTACGGACCGATGGTTCCAACAGCGCTGCTGGATAATTACGTTGATAAAACCTTAACGTCAAACGAAATTATTTATTCAGATGGAATTATGCATATTGGAATACCCCAGAACGAAGACGTAATTGGAAGATCAATCACTTAGGAGAATTATGGCAGACACACAAGAACAATCACTCAGCACGATAACCCCCGTTGATGGCGATTACTTCCGCGCGGTGGATGACCCCGGCGGGTCACCTGCAAGCGCCAACGTCACGGGCACGGCGCTTAAA